GGTGGCGAAGTAGCAAATATGTTCGCCGGTATCTCAACAGGCATTCGTGAGCGCTCCATGTACTTTAGTCTTGACGATGTGAAGGCAAATGGCATCTGGGCTTCTGGTTCACATGCTCTCGGTACTGCTCTTACTAATACGAGCGGCGCCGTATCGGGCGTCTTGGACGCCGGTTACGATCGATTCACTGTACCCATGTATGGTGGCTTCGACGGGCTCGATATTACCGAGCTTGACCCCTTCCGCAATAGTCAGTGGGACGGTGCAAGCCCCACGGATGATACCAGCTACACGTTTAACACTATTCGCCGTAGTATCGATTCTCTCGCCGACCCTGAGGTTGTTGAGATGAACCTTGCTACCATCCCCGGACTCAAGCAACCCGGTCTTACTTCACAACTCATTAATGTGTGTGAAGATCGTGCCGACGCTCTGGCGGTTATCGACGTTCAGGGTGGATACAAGGCGCGTGCAGAAGGCACTACGTCAGCCCGTAATAATACGGCTGCCGAGTTGGCTACGGTTATCAATGACCTACGTACGCGGGCTATCAATAGCTCTTACGCATGTACTTTCTACCCGTGGCTGCGCTGCCGCGACACCATTAACGGTGCAATGGTATGGTTGCCGCCTTCTGTTGCCGCTTTGGGAACTTTCTCAAGCTCGCAAAAGAAGACTCAGGTTTGGTTTGCTCCCGCAGGCTTTAACCGCGGTGGACTTACCGAGGGTGCCGCTGGTATTCCGGTTACTGATGTAGCCCACCAGCTGCGTCGTAAGGATCGTGATGATCTCTATGCTGCAAACATTAACCCGATTGCTAAGTTCCCCGCAGAGGGCATCGTGATCTTCGGACAGAAGACGCTGCAGGTTACTCCTTCGGCTCTGGACCGAATCAATGTGCGTCGCCTCATGATCTTCGTGAAGAAGCGCATCTCTCAGGTCGCCGCCAATCTCTTGTTCGATCCGAACGTGAAGACTACGTGGAATCGCTTTATCTCTAGCGTCGAGCCTATCTTGGCCGATATCAAGACCAACTTCGGTCTGTCGGATTATAAGCTCATCCTGGATGATACAACGACTACGCCGGATTTGGTTGATAGGAACATCATGTATGCTCGTATCTACCTGAAGCCGACAAGGGCAATCGAGTACATTGCAATTGATTTCAATATCACTCGAACAGGGGCATCATTTGATGATTAATATTGGGGGAGGTTTTAATCTCCCACACTATATAACTTAGGACTTACAAGGAGAACTTATACAATGCCATTTTGGACCAGCGCTTTATCAGAGCCTAAACGAGCACATCGCTTTATCTTGGATTTCCCAGGACTTGTGAGCGCTGAGCAAAAGTTTACGTATGCTACGTACCTCGCAAAGGGGGTTAGCAAGCCTGCTTACACAATTGGACAGGCGGCCCATAAGTTTTTGGGTAACACCTATTACTATCCGGGTTCCGTTGAGTGGAATGCGGTATCGGCTACCATTGTAAACGCGGTCAATCCTGACAGCAACCAGCTTCTCATTAACGCCCTGGCAGGAATGGGATATTTGGCTCCTGACCGACAAGAAAATGTCTTCAATTCCGGTCAGGCTCCGGGTACCGTTAACAAGGCTGACGCTTTGCGCCAGCTGGGAGAGGTCACCATTGAAGAAGTTAATGGTGAGGGCGGCACTGTTGGTACCTGGCGACTCAAGAACGCCTTTATAACCAACGCCACTTTCGGTGACTTAAGTTATGACAATGATACAGAATTACTTAATGTTACGGTCGAAATGCGGTATGATTGGGCTAAGTATGAGTCGGGTCCCGCGGTTGATGCAGCCGCTGGCTAAGTAATGGAGCCGACTTGCAAGAAAGTAGGTAATTAATGGCTAGAAAAAGAAACTCAGAGCGGTTGGCTGCGCCAACCCCTGAAGATACGTCTGTTGCAGCGGCAACACTCCCCACACAGGACCTCTTGTCCTTTGTAACCCCAACAGAATTTGTGGAACTCCCGAGTCAGGGAAGATTTTACGCAGAGGACTCTTCTCTCGCCGGAGTTGAAACAGTTGAACTGCGGCATATGACAGCAAAAGAAGAAGATATCCTCACCAGCGAATCATTGTTGCGTCAAGGAATTGCACTTGATCGAATGTTGCAAACCCTATTGGTTGATAAGACCCTTAAGTTGGATGATTTTCTAATCGGTGATAAAAACGCACTCGTTGTAGCTGCTCGCATTAGCGGATTCGGCGCCGAGTATGCTACGCGGATTGTGTGCCCTGATTGTGGTCTCACCAACGAGACGGAGTTCGATTTAGACACCCTTTCATTACGTCATGTTACAGACATTCCAGAAGAGATACAAGAGACAGGTGATGGTACGTTTATGTTTGATCTCCCTATAACCGGTGTAACTGTTGAAGTGTGTCTTTTGACTTCAGGCAACGAGCAACGCCTCGTGGCTGCCTCCGAGCGCAAAAAGAAGCTTAAACTTCCCGATACCAACAGTACTGATTTGTTGAAAGCTGTTATTACGTCACTCAATGGAGTGGACGATCGCTCGATGATCGACCGCTTTGTGGATTTGATGCCGGCAAAAGACTCCCGCCACCTTCGGCGCATGTATGAGCATATTAAGCCCGATATTGATTTGAGCCATGAATTCTCGTGCACAGAGTGCGCTTATAACGGAAAGGTGGTAATGCCGTTAACGGCAGAGTTTTTTTGGCCTAGCACATGATTATCAAGCTGATGTTTATGAACAGCTATTTGTCTTAAAACATCACGGCGGCTGGTCGTTCTTTGAGGCTTATAACCTCCCTATTCGGTTGCGACATTGGTTTGTTGAACGACTAATTAAAGAGTATAAAAAAGAACACGACCAAGTCGAGAAAGCCATGGGACGCAAATAGCCGGCCTTTTTTGGTTTATAACTATTTATGTAAGAGGACCCCCGCCTATGTCTCGAACGCTTAAATTTAATCTAAATCATAAGAATAACGTTTCCTTAACCGAAGACGTTTATAGTGATTTTTCCAATGATGTCTATTTTTTGATGCAAGCGTTGCATGGGGGGTCCAACCTGACACCCAGCATCTCAGTAACAGGTAATCAGAGTCAGATAATGTCTTTCTTTTCAGCGCTCCAACGAGAGAAACGCTACATGGATTCCTATGTTAAACACGGACTCAATGATGCCCAGACGATGACATCCAAATATCAATTGGACGATGCAGTGCGCAAATTTGAATATGAAACAGGCTTGAGGTGGCCCTTTATTCAATAAGGGATAAAATCTAAATGGCTGAAATAACCGACAAAACAATCCAAGACCTTAATGACGTTCTAGAGCGTTTAGCAGAGTCTAAAGCATCGGATAAAGCCGCCGACACACCTGGTCGAGCCCGAACCCGCGCCGGACGAGCCGGCGGAGACCTCGCCGCTGAAGAAAAAGCCCTTGAGAATGCCAAGGAAAAAGTCGAGGAGCTTGAGCAGGCTTACAAAAACTTGGGATTCTCGATCGAAAGGGAATATCAGCAAAAAGCAGCTCAAGCCGAAGAAACACTCGCCCGTGCCCGCCGGACAGCAGCCGCCGACTTGGAAATGCAACAGAAGAGCGCGCAAGATGCGTTCGAGATGCACAAGGACAAGGACCGCCTCGATAAGAAGCTTGCGAGTAATACAGAGAAATACACAGCCAAAATTAAAGCTCTCAACAAGGAGTATAAAGAGTCCAATAAGCAAATAGGGGCTCAAAAGGGACTCTCCGAAAATCTTTCACGGCTTGGTACCCGGATGCTTGGTTTAAACGTGCCTGCCAACAGTCTCACGATGCAGATGTTTAAGTTTGGGGAACAAATGCGAAAGAACATCGACGACGGCGCCACCATGGAAGAAGCCTTGAAGGATATGAAGAAGCAGATGAAAATGCAGGCAGCGCTGAAGGCTATACATCTAGTTGGCGAAGGCTTGAAGAAAATAAGAGATATGACCGCCGGACTCGTTACGGCTCAGGATGAGGCGATATCGAGTTTCCGCAGTGCCACTGGCGCCAGCAAGCAGTATAACCTAGAAATTACTGGATTGGAACGTCGGACGTTCGAAGCGGGGGTAACGTCTGCTCAAGCCGCCAAAGCTTTTGGTACCCTCTACGAACAGTTCTCTGGATTTACGCAATTGAGCGAAACTGAGCGCGGCAATCTTGCAGAGACCACGGTACTCCTTGAAAAGCTTGGAGTGGATGCAGGATCCTCAGCCAAGATAATGGACCAACTGTCCCGTTCCCTAGGTTACGGACCCGATGCCCTGGGCGCTACTGTACGCAAGCTCGCCGGAAGTGCCAAATCTCTTGGTGTATCAATGAAGAAGATGAGCGCTGATTTTCAGGGTTCATTTAAGGAACTGTCGAAATATGGAGCCCAGGCGGAGAATGTC